ACCCTTCACCGACATAACGAACATCGGTTCTTGGTTTAACCTGTAACGTATTCAACTCAAAAATACTGTAAGTCTCCCCAGAATAACTATGATATTGGATACCCGTGGCTTGTGCTGGTGTACCTATCAACACAGGTTCAGCATCTAAAGCATAAATTATTGGTTCATTATAAATTACTACTCTAGTTCTACCATCAACGGGGTTATCTAAATAATTATCATAGTTATCTTGCGCAATATCAAAGTTAGGTATGTAGGGGTTATTATCATCGTAACTTTTAACATCGTTAAGTTTATCATTGGTGTGCCCAGTTATATGCCCAGCAAACTTATACCATTGCTCTATCGCGGCACCCGAAAATCTAACGTTAGGGTACGTATCGATATTTACATTCGTAGGGTTTAGCATTTCTGGGGTAATACCTACCATAAACGGAAAGGTAATACCACTCGCTTGCAATCTGTTAATTAATATTGTATAATTTACTGGCATATTTTTTATATTTAGCTACCCCCTGTTTCTCCATCTAATGCGCAAGTTAACAATGCTGCATACGCCACCCAAATCGAATTACTTAAGAGTAAATTATTAGTATTAATCCCTACATCACATACACTTGACACTTCAACATACACTTGACATGGCGATTGAATGGAACAATTCTGACTAGTCAGAATTTCTGTTGACGTAACCGAACCTAATGACCATTTAAACCAATCATATGCTTGGGGGTTAAGAACCTCAAACTCTAAAAATGCTTGTGTCGTAGTGTTAGGGTCACATATCACATAAGGGTCTAATTGTGTTCCACTACCAGTAGCATTAGATGGTAAATTTGCGATTTCTATAATTGGTGGAATCGAATCGATAAATTCTATAGTAACAGGATACGAATCTCCAACACATCCATCAGCATTTACAACTGTAACGGTGTACGTTCCTGAAGTATCAATCACTAAGTTTTGTGTATTACCTATGATGTTACCACCCTCATCTTCCCACTGATAGGTTAAGAATCCTTCCTCGGCTTCGAACGTTACGGTTTCTCCTTCACATAAATAAATTGGGTCGGGTAAGTCTTCGTTAGCTGGTAGTGGGTCGAAAGTACCATTAATGATTTGCGTAGAGTTAACCATCACGTTAGGGTCAGCATCTGCGGTTGCGGTTACCGTGGCGTCTAATTCTATTTCACACCCATTTGCATCGGTTATAGTAACTGTGTAAGTGTTTGGTATTAAACCTGTTGCAGTTGCTGAGGTTTGGCCGTTACTCCAATTATATAAGTATGGTTCGGTTCCACCGTATGCAGTCACCACAATAATACCATCTGCTGGAGGGGTTTGACCTTCAAAACAAGTAATGTTGAATATCTGAGTGGTAGCATTGAACTGGACACATTGATTACCCGATGATATAAATGGTAAATCAATGAAAGTACCCATATCGTCAAGTGTTTGCGTCAAAGGTACTTTCATGAAAATAAAATCAGCAACAATAGTTCCGAATAACAATCCCTCATCACGAGTTTTCAATTCTTCTAATGATATTTTACGTCTAAGTTTCTTCATTATGCTACTTTCACCTCATATAAGTTTACCGTATAACTAGTTGGGTCTGATAATACATTATTTGAGTAGTTATTATCTATCGCATAGAAATAGCCAGTATCATCTCTAATTAATTCATACTTCGTATGTAGTTGGTCAATCAATTCATCAATTTGTAATTGGTCTTGGAGTGGCAGATAAACAAACGGTTCGGTCATTAAATTTGTTGTCTTACCATTCTTAGCATTATTGAATGATGCCCTCATGTATAAATATTTAGGGTCATTAGAATCAACCTCATCCTTAAAATGGTAGATAAAGTACCCCTCACCAAACACCTCATTATTCCCCAAAGGATTGCTCATGTTGAACGAAACTGGTTTATCAGATACTGGATATAGCTGTGAATTAGTTTGTATGTCAGAGAGCCTTATATCGGGCTGTATAATAATATATGATATTAATCGTTGGTCGGTAACTATATCAGTATCATAAAAATCTAATCGTATAAATGAATTCTTGAAATTTGACTTCCTGAATTTAAGGTCACCATCCGTAAATCCTATTTGACCAAAACTGGTTGAAGCGTATGGTGAAGGGGGGTTATAATAATCATTATTAGCATCATCCCAGAAATGACAATTATATGCCACGGTAGGTATTGCTCGTAATATTGTAGCACCAGTATAACTCGGAGTGAACCTTGCCTTCTCATAATCAATGATTGGGTTAGTCGCTTTCTCCACTTCAACGTCCACAAACTTTCGCTCAATTATTTCCGCTTGGTCTACCAATTGGAACGTCATGTCTAATGGAATGTTAAGGGTACTGGCAGTTGCCGCTTCCCCTATTCTAAACTTATATCTATCAACAGAATTCATTTTATTTATTTATACTTCAATAAAGTTTTTAGCAAGCTTCATCTGCTCTCTTCACTTCAAATCTATCTGTTATACCTGCTCCTATAATATCGTATGGTGCAAATTGTAATTGGGTTTGGTTTGGGTTTGGTGCGCCATCATCTAAATACCCATAATAAAGGTCATATTGACCATATGGGTCTTGCCTTCTTAATGAAAAACAATAATTATGATACAAATAATGAGAACCGTTTAAATATGGATAATTAAGCGTTTCAAATTGACCATCATTAACACCTATATCCAATAGGTCTCTCCATAACCACCTACCATCACCCAAATCTTCAGCGTAATCTGGGATACCATAAGTGTTAGCGTCACCTTGTTCAATATAATTAGAGAAATCTCGTATCTTTATCTGTTTATGAGGGTAATAATAATACCCCTCTTGTCTTGGTTTATTTAAGTTAGGAATATATACTACTTGTGGTGCTATTCTATTCTCAGTATTGAACCTGTGTCCCACTATCGATAATACATGTTCAATTTGTTCAAATCGATTGTATTCCACAATATCACCATGATAGTAATCGTCATTGATGTTGGCATTAGGATTTAGTGGGTCTGGACTATTGAATGGGTGTTGTGGAGTAATTGGTGCGTCTGGAGCATCGTGAAATCGTTTAACATTAGGTATTAACGGGTTAAGAGAACCAGCTACAAATCCAAGCTCGAATCCAACTTGTATAGGAGTGAAGAATTGTGCTTGTGTCTTAATGACCGTCACAAATAATTCACTTAATGGTCTACCAAGATTATCTGTCAAATCTTTAACCTCAATATCCTCATTTACAATGAATTGTGCAACCTCATCGTTGTATATTGTGTGTGAAAATGCTGTTGGGTATACTTCATAATCATCGTTCTCGATTACACCATTATTTATACTGACATTGACCGTTCTTACTTTCTTGAGTAGTCTTATATAATATCTAGATTCTTCACCGTTGATTAACCTTCTAAGTCTAGCGTCAGTAACGCTAACCATTTGAATGAACGGTATCGCTACCGAAAAATAGTGTTCTTTATTATCACCATTATCCTCACCTATTCTCATCACACGATAGTCACCATCTAATGTTACGGGGTCTAATCCAAGTAATCTAACTCTATCCCCTTGTACTAAATTATGAGCTGTTGCTGTGGCAAAATTAACCACTGGCCTATCACCCACGTTAGCAATTGCGAAACTAACTATTTTAAGTCCATTTCCATTAACAACGTCACTCACCAAATAATGTGTAGTATCAGCCGACCAAGGATATGTTATCGTCAAATCCCAATTATTCCCTATAATTGGGTCAGCATAGAATGAAAATCTTCTCTTTTGTGGCTCCATTGTTGTAAAGTCACAAGCTCCACTGGTTACGATTTCTGGATTATAATATCCGAACCACCCATTTTGTTCTTTAAGATGTTTACTATACGACTCTTCAAATGTTAACGGTAAATCCGTTACATCATTTATCGCATTTGGATTATTAGGATTTGGAATAGTGATAATATTATCACCATATGGGTCTACTTTAAATCTAGTTTCGTTGAATATTTCCCAACTGTAATTACCATCAACATTGAACAATACATTACTCATAATTGGTTTTATGGTGCCGACTAGTCGGTACGTGGTGGTTGATTGACGCTCCTTATTGAATATCTCGCTGGTATCCACCACCTTATTAATATCATTTGTAGGTAATAGACGTTCCGTCCCCTCAAGGGCTACATTAAGGAATGTATCCGTATTTACACTGGTTTGTGAATTTGTACTATGTAACCTATATTTAAGCCTATCAACTGACATGTGAGTTCTCTATCTTTAGAGATAAATATAGCTCACGGATTTTATTTTTCAATAGAAGTCAGATATTAAGGTGGGTTAATCGTTACGGTTATAGGGTTTGATGGGCACCCGTCACCAACAAAGTAAACATCGTAGTCACCATCGACTAAGTTATTGAACGTTACTTGGTTCGTTCCACCCAATTCTGGTTGACCATTCAAATACCAAGTATAATTATTATATTCGGGGTAAGGTGGGGATGTGGGTAAGGTTATAATAAAACTACCATTGCCTCCACCACCACTTTCATGTGTGATACTTGTGACATCTCCATTAACTAATACTGGTGGGTCTTGGTCATATAATATGTAATTATGTACAATTGATTGGCCACCACTATCAGTAATAGTTACAACATATAACCCATCGACTAATCCCGTATGTGTGAATCCTGTTACATCGTAATTTGCTGGTCCTTCGACAACTACCTGATATGGTGGCGTTCCTCCAGAAGGTGTAATATTAAGATATCCATTAGCTAAACCTGTACATGTTGGGTTACCAGCTCCGAGTATTACTAATGGCTCTGTCACACCATTAACCCCAAATGTAAGTGCTGGTGGTTCAGTTATTTCTATTTGACCACAAAGTGATGTTGCACCTAAACTATCTGTTACGGTAACATTATATATTCCTACACCATAACCACCGAATACCTCACTAGGGCCATTGACATTAGTATAGTTGTCTACAGCCGTTGTGCTCGTATTTTCTATGTCTACAACGAATTGTCCCATACCACCCGTAATAAATACGTTAATAAACGCATCATCATTTCCAAATGTTGCAAAACTTCCAGATGTGAAACAATTAAGCACAATTGGGTCTTGTACTACGAACGTTGTCGTTACCGATAGACCACCACCATCAGTTACGGTTAAAGTGTACGTTCCACCTATTAAGCCATCAATATCAGGACTGTTAGGGTCTTCAATTATATGGACATCCCCATTAGGGTATGTCCAAGTGTATGTGAATGGTGCAGTACCACCAACAATTGTAATATCAATTTCACCATCAGGGTTGTTAATATCTATATTATTCTGTACATTACCGATAATAACAAAATCTGGTTTATCATCAATTAGACACGGAGCAAAATATTTCTCCTTCATTTTTTGTATTGCGGTAGAAGCCCTATTAAGACCAAAATAAAAATAGAATGAATCCTTAGTTTCGTAGCCAGAAGCTTGCTTATACGTTTGCTGATTACTGGTTCCATACCTGAAAATATTATAATCAGTCATACCTATTTGATTACCACAGGTTGGGTTACCATTCCAATCAGCATCTACCAACGTTGGGTCAGAATTAGTTGTATTAAGGTCATAATTATTCATCCAAGCAAATATATTTCTACCGAATCGATAGTCAATATCGTTATTGGTTAGTTTATGGTCAACAGGTGTTATAGTACCATTTATATCTCTATATTGGTCTAACCCCACACCAAATTCACATTGTCTCCTTAAATTACCACATTGTTGGGCATATGATTGTTCATAATTAATACAATTTACATCAATAAATAATGAATCTTCTACTAAACTACTGACGCTATCAATACCATCCACAAATTCTAAATTCATATTTAAGTTAGTAGGGTCAGGAAAATATTCGGCCAATAATGGTGGCATATTGTAGGTTGTAGTAGGAAATATGTCGAATACATATGGTAGTCCTTTCCAATGACATTTAACACTAGAGCCTAAAGTCACAATATCGGTAGCCAATATATGTCTACCAATAGTCCTACTATAGGGGGCATAGTACAATGTACCATCATTCTTTTCTATGATGCCTTCAATCATTCTGTTAGAACTAGTTTGTTTAATACCATGAAGGTTACCACTATCACAGCCCTCACCACAAGTCCAAATCATATATGTATCATCATAACAGTCATTATCATACGGAATATCTGGATTATTGTTCACACCGCCACCGCCACATGACCACTCACAAAATCTCTCCTCACCACCATCTTCCACTTCATCTCTATATTTGAATAGTGGTGAATATAAAGCACCATTAACCCAATCATTATAGAAATCAAACTTAAGTAGATTTTCAGATTCTAATAAACTTAATGCTACGCATTGTGTATAACCTGCATCACCCAATGGTTCGGTCTCATTCCAATCGTTATCAGGGTCTGACCCCACACATGCAGTATTACCGTTACCATTACCACCTGCGGCCTCGCAACCCCAGCAATTACCAGTAAGATTAGCATCAGATTGACAATGTAGGCATCCTGGAGCGAACCTCCTATTATCACACTTAAGCGTCACACAAGATACGTAAGCAATTGAGCTACCGCCAAAAAAATTAATAAAACCATTGATTACGTTAATAATAAAATTAATTGGCACGATTATCAATAAGTTAATCATAATAAGAATACCTGCCAACGCCAACACAAGCCCACAAATGAACTGGAATAATGAACTGGATTCAACATTTAAATGGTTAAACGGATAGGGGGTATATTTACCTCTAGCACTATCAACATCTTTAATACCAACAAATGTTCTTACCTGATTATTGCTTGGTGTTTGAGTGTGTTCATATCTAGGTACAAATTGTTTAATCGTGTATATTGTATTCCATTCTAAAGTATGATACTGAGACACATGAGTCTCAGAACCAAAATGGAAATCAACTCCAGGACTTCCATTTGGATATTCTGGAGTTGGTGCTCCAACATTTAATTGTTCTGGATTATGTGGCACTAAAAATTTACCCCTAGTTCTTAATCTACCTTCACCACCAGTTATATCCATTCCTATTCGGAAACGAACATTTGACTTAGTTGGTAACCCCTTTCTAGGGTCGTCTGACGGCACTAAATCACCATATTCGTCAGTTATTCTATAATCCAGATTCATTGGAATTTGGTAAGCCCACGTTCCATCTTTATCAATTACTTGTCCACCCTTTACATCATATCGTTCTACGGCACCCTCTACGGTTTGTCTAATCATTTCAATCTTACCACTTCCAGTGGTTTGACCATTTAGAATTCCAATACTCTTACGCGCGTGACACTTCAAATTTATGGAATTTTCTTCATTATCTCCGAATATTGAACCCATGAATATTGCGTGTGGAATTACATTAACTTGAAGGTCAATATCCCTTCTAGTAATCATTACATTACAATTATCTTCATCTCCCCAGAATGGTTCTACATTAACACCGACAGGAGACCTGTTTATGATGTTATTCATAGAGTCCATATTATCTTCTCTTCTGAACTTAGTTGTTGAATCAAAATTCTCTTCAGATGAACCTCTACGAATATAATCATATGGTTTTTGACTAATAACCCCTATGTCAGACATATCAGCCTCAACATACATAATATGAGCGCCAGATGGTACACCAAAAATCATATAATCACCAGCTTCATTGGTTGTGGTTGTGAATTTATAATATTCACAATATATGTCCAACATATCATCATTGTCTAAGAATTGTCGTTTGTCTGGGAATGTACCTACTGGTGTGAAACAATCATTATTAGTATCATTACCACTTGGTAACAGGTTGTATCGGATACCATCTATGTCGGTATCAGCAATCGTCTCAAATGGGTATAGTCCAGAAATTTCTGGGTCTAATTGGTCAATGTCAGAAACAGGAACAAATACACTTACCTTAGCATTAGGGACACCAAAACCATTGTTTACTATGACTCTACCCACTATAGCACCATAATCAGAGCAGAACTTTGTGTAAAGTTCTTTCTGAGAAATTTTAAGTGATAATATCTCTACAAAGTCAAAATCTTGTTCGAGATTAATCTTTATGAAATTATCGTCCCCATTAGGTGTTGTACGTATTCTTATTGATTTAGCCATGTTCCTCTACTACTGTCTCAACTATAGTTTCAAGTACCTCAGCACTATCCAAATCTAACGCTTCTAGTTCGTCTTCCTTTTTATTACGCATATCTATTGCGGTTCTAAGTAAAACTCTTAACGTCATCATAACATCTAGTTTTTGATTCTTAATAATGGCAAAATATAGAGCTACCGCAATAAATGGTAGCATAAGTGGAGATAGTATAGTTATCGTTAAAAACAATCCCCACTTAGCCACGGTATTACCGTTTACACTCCAGTCAAATTCTTTCTTATTTCGAACTATTGGGTCTTTCGTCTTAATATTTGATTTGCATTCACATCCCATAACTTTTTCTTTTAAATATACTATTATTAATTCCTAATTAAAGGTTAATTGGTTTTAACTCTTCTAATGTTATAGAACAATTACTACCTTTACTTAAATTATCCTCCCACGGTATAAACTCTAAATTATTTATATTTCCGATTATTTCTGGTTCCACCCCCTGTTTGAAGCCCTCGAATATTGAGAATTTATGGTCTAGGTGATATGCACCATCAACACCCGTCAATCCACGCTTATCTGAATTATCTAAAGTATGTATGGACTGCTTATTAGTTTCATTAATAACCGAATTCCAATATTTTCTAAATTCTGGTAATATTTTAACATAATCATCGTAGTTAATACCCAACCCATGTTTATCTTCCGTTCTAACCACACTAAACTTATGTAACCTAGTATTAATCGTAGTATACGGGATATTTAAGGTTTTAGATATTACTAACATAGAACAACCATCTAAATACATCCCTAACATTTCAATATCATTTTCATGTTCATAATTATATTCATTATCTCTAGGTATTCCATTATCTTCCAATATATTAAGTATCGAACTCTTGGCATATCCTAGGTCTTTAGCAATCGCATAGGATGATTCGCCATTACAATAACGCTCAATTATTACACCCACAGGTAATGATGTACCCCTTAATTTACCCTTCTTAGCCTCACTTATAGTCCTAGTAATACCCATTTTCTTTAGTATTCTTTGTGGTACTGTAGACGAAGTACTCAACGCTTTACCTATCTCCGTTGTCGACATACCACTTAAAATATACATATCCTTAATCTTTATATACTTAGCTTCACGTTCCTTAATTTTTAACAAACTAATTTCAGTAAATGTGGTACCACAATTAAGACATTGGTATCGCTGTCGCTGTTTAACCTTACCGAATTTTTGTACTCTACTATCACATTTTATACAATCCATTAATCACTCGTTTAATTATAAATATGTAGCTAAATACAAAAACAACATTTATGTTTGAATTAGTTCGTCTTGACACGAACCTTCACGTCCACGTTTGGACTCTTAATTTCAAACATACTGATAGGGTCACCAATCAAAGCGTAGTTTTCCGACAAGTCCAACTCTCTGGTACTTTCTATAATTAATGGTTGTGGGCTTTCATTAAGTGAATACCCATCACCTACTGGATTGAATACTTTCAACTCTAATACATTTAACACGCCACCAACATTATTAATTACTTCAATCAACGGACTCATGTAGATGTTCTCACCCATATCCCATTCGTTAATATCGAAATACTCTCGTATCTTACTAATAACTTCAGATAATATCTGACTTTCAGCAAATTGCTTGTCAACGTATAGCCCAACTTCGAATTGTAGATTAATGATTTTACCATTATTGACTTCAACGTAATCATTAATCATCCTATAGTCAGCTAAATAATTAGCGATATTGGTTCTTAATGTACTAGTAGATTGGTTGGTCAATGCTCCGTCACTTCCTAATGATAGTATATAAATACTAATTTTATTTTGTTGTTCTAAAATTCCGCTTCTAAATGGTACTCCAAATTCTCCTGGCATTAGGGCTATTCTAGTTTTATAATCCTTTAAGGTTACAGCTCTATTTTGTGCTGCGAAATTATATCTAACTAAATTTCTTAGTTCTGATATTGAAGGTTCATCCTTCCCACCAAGAGCTGGTAATGGGTTATTAACAGTTAATGAAGCCCTTACCGAACCATTTACGGAAGGGTCAACACCATTTACAGACATATTGACATTGTTTACAGTAGTGATTACGTTAGGTCCTATATTGGTTGCCGAACCTCCACCTACTCTATAACTTATAAACATCGTGCTGCTTGGGTTTAATGTTGTACCAAGACTAAGATTATTAATAAAGTCACCAATTCTACCCACCAATGCATCATCCACATCAAAATCACATAGCGAACCAATATCTTGTGACCCACCGCCAAATATAATTTTAGTGAACCCTAAGTCGGTGTATTCTCGTATAAATCGTTGGTTTACTCTTAACCATCTACCCACTTGTACTGAAGGGTTGTCAGAAGAAATTGAATTGTCGGGAATGAAAATCTTATCTTCTGCCAACGCATCCATTTCATACCATCTTAGGTCTTCATCTAAGAATTGGTCGATGTTAGGTGTAATTGTAAAATTAGTACCTTCCATTGTGATAATTGAATTAATCGATATAACGTCATTGTCAGGCAAAACTAATTCGAAGAATGGTCTTACATCATTATCCGTAATAACTCGCTTAAACGTTTTAGTAACGCCATTAATAACCATTTCTCGCTTAGTCAGAGTATAATTTACTATTAGTCCTGTGCTATCTATATTTGGAATAATAATTCTGTTAGGGATTCCACCTATTGTGAATGGTGAAGAAAAATCAATATCATTAAGAGACTCAAACACTTTACCTGCACCAGATACTTGAGCACCTCGCCTTATAATAGGAGAATATGATAAGTCGAAGGTATCCCCATTTACTGGAACTATAACACTAAAATCGACAATTGTGACTGAAGGTCTACGTCCTGGAACCTTTAACCCGAACGTTCGGGCTAAACTAAGTAAGCTGGAACGTTCTTGCGCATAATCTATTTGTGTCTCTTGGAACATTCTATCGGTTTGGAATGATAGCATGTCACCAACAGCAGCATTTAATTCCAACAACATCATACCAACTGAGGCATCATTGAAGTCATTGAATATATCTGGGTAATATTGTCTTACATAATTTACTAACTCTGTTCGAATATCCGCAAAGTTACGAGCAAAATAAGGTATTTTTCTAGCCATAGTGTTTTTCTCTTACTAATAAATATAATTTAACTCGTAATTTGAAAAACTAAATGGTTATATATGATTTTAAGTTTAGAATTCGTAGTGGATTGTCGTTAAATGATGTAAGATATAAAAAAAGAGGTCTAATGACCTCTTTTTTATAAATATAATAGTAAATTATAGTGATGTGATTTCGCATTGGCCGCCACTAAACTATCATCCCACTACTAACAACTGTAACTGATGTACAGTTATAATTTTTTTCACCATCTACAGATTCATAATAGATATTACAAGTTAAACTATTATGGTTATCCTCCTTTACAGTTATCTTACACTCAAAATCTAAGTGTCGGTCTAACTCTAATTGAAACTTATCCTTAATGTCGATTGGTTCGAAGATGTTATTCAGCATGAAATCATTAGTAACCATTTTGACCAGCTTACCTCTAATTGTAGGTTCAACAAACACTATATCATCCTTCTCCAACTCATCAACTTCGGCAATACGTTTACAAACGGTTACAAAATGTTCTTGGGTGTAGGTGCGTTTCATCATATTGACATCTTTATGTACCCACTGAACGTTTCCATCAATATATCCCTCAGATGAATCTATTCTATCCAATGATGCCGTCCAAGCCTTATCTTTACCATATGTGGGAAACTTAAGCTCTATTCCAGATAACTTACATTTACGTCCTTGCTCTAAAAATAAATTCCAAGCGTATTCTTTATCGATAGTTAACGCAATCTTACTTCTACCTTTAGCACCCTCAGCACTTCTTACTATATGTCCATACCAAAAATCGGCAGATAGTTCACCGACACCACCCCACAGAGGGTTATCGTTACCTCGTTTATTTTGTTTGCACCCACAAGACTTACTATTACCCTGTCGAAGGTGAGTACCTAACACATTGGCCGTATTACCGCACTCACATTCGCATGTATACCTTATATGACCATTCCTAGTTTTAGAGTGTTCCGACAACACTTTTAATTTACCGTATTTCTTACCTACCATTTCTATTTTCTTCATGATTTCATATTTACATCATCATTATACATGTAAATAGTGTGCAATGACATAAAAAGATAAAAAAAATAGGCCACTCATTAATATAATATGTAACTTGTTGATTACAAACTGGTTAGCTCACAACTTCCGCCACTGCAAGCAACGGCAGAAAATTTGTTAATATCAACGTACTCTGGTTTTATCTTTTCCAAGATAGGAGCAACATCTAAGTTTCTGATTGAGTTATTAGTCTTCATCCATTTATGAGCCAAATGTACATCCTTAACGCAGAACGTCAATTCTTGTACATCAGCAAAATGCTTCTTACCGAACTTCTTAGCTTTACTAATCCAATCTTTCTTCAATAGAACTGATTGTCGCGTACCTTCGATTGGTAATTCATCATTCAACAAATAGTCACATGCTTTCCATAGGTTATTTTCGAATAAGTGTAAAGCATCTACAATTAATCCTGAAACAAACATTGAGGCATGGCCATACTTCTCAATAATTTCGTCCACTTCCAACACTTCTGTAAATGGTGCTTGGTTGAATATTTTATCACCATGATTAGCCATTAAACTAATTCCTGAGAACCATTTCTTATTATCCCAGATATATTCTTTTACTTCTTCCCAATCATCCACAGTAATAGTGTTAGATACGTTATGTCTAACTTCTGGAATAATACATAGGTTTTCGTTAGTACCTGTTTCAACCCAATGTTGTTGAACCAATTTAACATATTCTAATTGTTTTACACCTAAACAATCCTCTTTAAGTATGGTTTTTTTATCTGCTTTCATCGGTACGAATAATGCATAATCAGCATTAGTTGACGACCATACAGATTCCTCAATAAGGTCGGGGTATTTATTGTTTAAATACTGAGCAATCTCCTCTTCCTTATTGATTTGCATGATTCTAAAAGAATTCTTAGAGTGAGCTGGATGAATACCTGAAGTAGTTTCTAATAGAACTGAGGCATTTCCACTTGGCTTAACACATGTAGTTCTTGCCGCCTTATTAATTCCAATCATCTTAGCAACTATTGCATTGATTTCCTTAATCATGTTTGCTCCGTTCTCCAAAATCTCTGGGTCAAATAAAATCTTAGGGTTATTCATGAATCCAGTGATTGAGCAGCCAATAAGGGCTTCCCTATCACAAATCTCTTTACTCTCTGATGTTAAATATTTGAAGTCCGTGTACGATGCTTGTAGCGTACCAATAAAGGCTGACGCAACACAAGATTTATAGAACGTTTCTTCATCATTACACATACCACCGTTAATTTCAGTTAAGTTACATACTTGCCACCCACTTCTACCATCTTCAGTTCTTGGTACCATACCTATCTCTACACATGGATTATACACCACTTCATGTGTTTCAGAGAATACAAAACCTGGCTCTCCGAACTCTTTTGTAGATTTGAAAATGGCATCAAATGCCATTTTTTCAATTTCGTCTCTAATAAGGACAACTGAGTTATTAGAACGTGCTCTTTGAGGATTATCTGCCAACCAATTACCTGTCTTAGCATTCATCATCTCTTTATCATCATGACTGAATAGTGCAATAGTAGCTGAACGTCTAACACCTCCACTAAGAACGGCATCAGAACAATGCATCAACACATCATAAGCTACAACTGGTCTCCATCGTTTTGGTTCATCCGTAACTACGCTCTCTAGAAGTCTTTCTATTCTCTCAAGAGACTGCTTCAAGCCTTCATGTCCAGGAGCCTTAAATCCACCTGAAATCAAAGCACCTTTAGGTCTTATTTTAGAGTAGTCAAAGTGAACTACGCTGTTCTCGTACTCTGGAAACGTATGGTCGGTATCATAATATGATGATAACAATACGCCAACTGCGTCTGCCCATCCTTCTATAGAGTCCTCAATAACATATGTTTTAGTTCCGTTAGTACGCTTAGAGATTGTAGGCATTTTTGCCACATGCTCCTTCATAAACGACACTCCAACACCACAACCACATAAAAGCATATACATTCCTTCTTGGAATACTCTGGCTCTATCACAATACGATACCGTACAATTATACATCTTAGCATTATGCTTCATAATTGGCTTCCCACTAAATTGTAGTGAGCGTTGTGATGCTAATACCAATTTATCTTTATAGGCTTCAACAGCTTCGTCAAAAAAATCCACAAATTGTGGATTAGTAAATGCCTTTTTAAACTTTGGGTTTTGGCGATGCATATCCATCACCATTTCAACCTTCTCTCCCCATGTCTGTTTTCGTTCAAGTATCTCATTATATTTCGAATAATCGTTATAGAATTTAATATCAGACAGAATCTTTGTTCCTTTCATTAATTTTTGTTTTTAAAAAATATTATCTTGCACAATATGGTATCTGCTTTCGCTCATATTGTCAAGAAATGCGTAACTAAACGCTTATTATAAATTGATTATCACAAAGTTTTGTTCAGTGAAAACGTCTTCCGTTATACTGTAGTCAATCCTAATGGTAGCTCTATGCTCTGAATTAGGGTCTTGTTCCACAACAACCTCATCAACAATTAGATTAGGAATATATTTTTTTACGGTTTCCTTAAGGTCTAACTTAATCTCAGAAAAAGTTTTAGCATCACTTGGCTCAAATATGTATAACATTAGGTCTGTACCGAAATCTGGCATATATAATCTTTGACCTTTTCTCGTTAAAATTAAGTGCATTAAATCGGCTTTCACCGCAGTCGAATCAGTCTTAGTTAAATCTAAGAAGAACCCTTCAACACTATCCTTAAACGGATAATTAATATTTATGAATTTACCTTGAGCCACTTTGTGTATTATCACTTAATAAATAGGTCTATAGCCAATTAAAAGACCAAGACTCTTATCTAAGAATTGTTATTGGACTCAGTATCAGTTACTTCCTCAGTAAGATTATTTTCAACAATTTTAGTTTCTTCCTTAGCGGCTTTTTCTGCGGCTCTAGCTTCACGTCTTTTATTAGCTTCATCCAGCACAGCATTTATCATGACTTGCTGATTAGCTTCTTCCACGTCATGTCTCTCCATAAAGGTCTGAACATCATTCCTTTCAGTTATATCTATTTGAATTGTCGCGTTATTAAACGTACAGTCTGGGAACGTTATACCATCCTTTCCAAATCTAGACTTTAGAATCGCCAAAGTTGCAGTATCATTATCCTTTTGTGGCATAGTTTTAGCAACACTTACAATGAAGTGGCCAATCATACCTTTCTTGATAGAGCCAGCCATTTGGTCAGCCTCCACTACTTCAGCTTTAATCGAGCTTCTATTACCTTGTATGGCAGTCCACCCCACCATGTCAAAATCTGACAGCATGGTCTCAAATTGTCTCATAACACTACCTTCACCTATATTAGCGTCAGCATAGTTCTTACTAGGTTGTACACAATCGATATAATCCAACAGAATTACGTCTGGTCTGAAACCTTGTGATATTTTCTTCTTGATGTATTGTCGTATCTTGGGAATAGTGGTATCATCACTAGAAAATTTAGCCAAACGTATCTCACCCTTTTGCGCCTCCTTTCGTGCTACCAAGTCAATAATTTCTTCTTTATGATTAGGTAAGTCATTAAGTTCATATCCAGTCCAACAAGAATAGTGTTTACGTTGAATCACTTTGGGTAAATCCTCAAAAAATATTTGAAGCACATTTAAGTCTTGCTCCATTGCCGTATTCGCAATTTTCGTAAGAAAAGTGGTTTTACCTACACCGAATGGTGCCAATATAATACCAAGTTCTGCTCGGCCTAATCCACCATTCATAAGGTCATCTAATCCTTTGATACCTGTCGGTACTGGTTGCCTAAAGTCGTCAGCTAATACAGCCTCCACATTGGAGGTGACACTAATGTCTAAGTCCCCATTAGAACCTGCTTGTAACGCCTTCTGAATGATTTCCACACACTCTTCATAAGAATCTAAGTCCCCAACGTCAATAATCCTCTGTATCTCTCTTACGGACTTACTAAGCTCTTGCTGTTTACAGAACTTCATAGCTTCCTCTTGAATGAAGGTAGCGTCATTTGTATTTACATCTTGAACTCTAGTTATCTCCGCGATAGCGAATTTACGTGTAGTTTCACTCTTAATATTAGCGGAAGCTCTAGCTTTTAAACTTTCAAAATCTGGGATAGCTTCATGTTTCTCATATGCATTCTTGATGATTACCATGACATTTCTTAGATGTTCCGTACTAAAATAGTTCGGGTCTAAAATCTCAATAATGGTCTCGGCATATTTCCTATCAACCAAAATTTGGTTGAGTAGTCTCCTCTGGTAATCTATATCAAGATAACCAAAGTCTGTGTTGTTGTTGCCACCCATAAATTAATCTTCTATTGGCATTGACATGTATGCTCTCACTGTGGAGAATATTTCTGGGATTATTCCCTTCACAATAACTTTCCCGTTACTGTCAGTTTTTCCTTTTATATTAATATCATAACGAACCTTAGTCGGGAAGTAGTTACCACTAAATGCACTCTTAGCCACTAATCGGCCATCGCATCGTAATTCAAAACCAATGATGTCTTCGTTCTCAAACACATTTCGTCTATCTATATCTTCTGGAATTTGTTTCTCGTAAGACTTATAATTTCTCCATAAGTAATTAATAGAACGTTCCTTAAGGTAATTAGGGATTAATCCTAAACTACCCATAACACCATTGTTACTCATTCCAGTTAACTCATCCATCATACCCTTAACATCATATAATTCTTCTTTGTCGTGGTCGTTAATAGGAAAATATCTCTGACATATGATGTGGTCATTGATGGTTAGTTTAAATTCGAACTTATTGTCGTCTCTCCTATCTTTTTTGTTGTTGTAATAATCTTTATTCATGATTCTAATTGTTGTTTGTTTGTCATCCTCTTCTCCCTATCAATTAATTTTTTGAATGGAAGAAAGTAATCCGTCATATAATACTCTGATAATAATTGGTCTACTCCATCTCTTTCCATCATCTTATAGACGTTCTTAATATCTCTGTCTTCACTAAGAGGTTCTTCAATCATTTCAAAGAAATCCTCTACTCCACTTTTAGTTAACATTGGCTGTGTGAGATTCACCAATCTATCATTTACTGCGTATATAGCTTTACCTTGTACCCCTTCGGTTATACTTTCCAAGATATTAGTCAACGCCTTAAGGGGCTTCTTCTTCTCAGTTGCTCTTTCGTCTTGGATGCGTTGTGCTTCTTCCAGTATCTCTTTTAATGTACATTTTCGTTCTGTTAACATTGGAAAGTACTTTAATAATGTTGGCTCTTTAACGCCCTTAATTCCAACTATACTATCTGAGTTATCGCCAGCTATTTGCTTAATCAGTGCTACATTCTCATACTGATGTTTGAAGTAATCGTTGTAGTTCTTTACAGTTACATACTCCTTCTTATCACATAGATATATCTTAATGTCATCCGTTATTAGTTGACATATATCCCTGTCGCTGGTACAGATAGTAATGTGTTCATTTTTTAATTTAGATAGGCAATAAAACGCAATGAAATCATCG